TGCTTAGTGCAATTGGTTTTGAGGGAAAAGCTCTCAAGGTTGCCTACGCAGTGGCTAAAAAAGAATCTAACGGTCGCCCATTGGCTTTCAACGGAAATAAAGGCACAGGAGATCACTCCTACGGTGTATTCCAGATTAACATGATTGGAAGTTTGGGAGAAGCCCGTAAGGAAAAGTTTGATCTCACCACTTACAAGGATCTCTTTGACCCAGTTACAAATGCGGAAATAGCTTTCTACATGACTAACGGTGGAGAAGACTGGTCCTCCTGGAAGGTCTATCCAGGTCAAACAAACGGAGCTAGATATGAGACCTACTTAAAACAATTCCCAAAGAACTAAAAATCTAAAGCAAAAAGCCCCCGGTTATTAGCCGGGGGCTTTTTGTTTGTGTTGAGATTATGAAACTGTTGCTGCTGCGTATGGTGTAACTGAGATTGTAGCTGTTGAAAGCACTGAGGCTGTTCCAGCTGCGACTGTCTGAGACTTGATTGTTGCCTCAAGACCAGCAAGGTTTAGAGTTGAGTTGATACCGGTGGTATCTGCAACTGTAAATCCTGTACCAGAAACTGTAATCTGACCAGATGCAACTGCGGTAACTGTAAAGGTACCAATTGCGTATGCTGGAGGGTTAACTGGTGCTGATGCAGCTGGTGTTCCTGCAACAATTGTAACCTTGGTACCAACTGGGTAGTTGGTGTTTGCACTGGTTGCGTAAATTGTTGCTGCTGTTGTACTTGTAGCGTTGAAGCGAGTAATGCTTGTACGCAAGTTTGTAGCTGCTGAAGCTGTGGTGATATTAGCTGTTTCGTAACCAGCATCCTTAAGCTCGTCAAGAGCAACTGCTAGCGTATCTCCAACTACTGAAGGTACGTTGATGAAGCCAATTCCAGCGCCATCGTAAGCTGTTAGAGCGTTTGTTGCCTCTACCTTGCCACGTTGTCCTGTAACTTCTCCAGCATTTGCTGCGTTAGTTACTGTGAACTGGTAGGCATTAGCTGTAGCAACTGTTGCTGCTGATAGGTTATAAGCACCTGCTGTAAGGCCTGTAATGTTTACAGAGTCGTTTACTTCAAGCTCGTTCTGTGCTGTGTATGTAACAGTTGTTCCATTACCTGAAGCTGCTGTAACCATGTAGTTAGCCGCTCCTGGTGTATATGATGGGTAACCTGCCCAGCCTGCTTCTGCCACTGTGTGGTTGTTAGTAGTTGCTGCATTTAAACGCTCACCTGTAACAACTGTTGTTGCTGCCCATGAAACGTCTGCGCCAACGCCAGGAAGTCTGTCAATAACTACCTTAGCAACTGCTGTCTGAGCTGTGTCAGATCCTGATGCTGCATTAGTTACTGTAAAACCTGTGCGAGCGCCTTCTGTACCTACAAGAGTTGCAATGAAAACGTTTGAAAGGTTAAGAGCTGCTGTTGCAAGACCTGTAATAGTTACTTTTTGACCCACGTTAAATGCGTTAGCTGATGTGTAAGTTACTGTTGTGCCGTTACCTGAAGCAGCTGTTACTACAGCGCTCTGGAAGGCTTCTAAATTTGAACCTGTTGTTCCGCCAATATTTACAGCCGCTGTTTCTGTACGGATGTCATTTGGCTGCATAGGGTAGTTACCCCATACAAAATCTACTTGGACGTTTCCGCCAGTATCTAATGCCATTGTAAACCTGTTTCTCTAGAGTGGTTAAGCACCTGATCGGGGTGCAGTCACTATTGTCTAAGAGTATTTAGGTATTGTCAGGCTTTATCTCTAAATGAGTTTGTCGTTACGTCAAAATTAGCTGAGGTGACAAGGCTTGGCTCAACGCCAGTGATATCAACAATAATTGGCTCACTAAGTAAGATGGCAGCTAAGCGCTCGTCTGTCTCCATAATTTGTACAACCTCACCATCAATAATAAAAGCAAGCATTGACGCGGAAGATACGTATGTCATTCTGTATACCCAACTTTTACTTGATCCCATTTACCGATGGGGCAGGCGGCGTTTGGTAGCTTTGTCTTAAGGTTCATCAAACACCCACACTCTGTGCATTGGTGGGTTAGGGCGATGTAGTTAGGGCAGGCCCTACAGAGCTCCATACGCTCTTTAGCAATGGTCTCTTCTACTCGGCCTAGGTTCTTGTTGTAGAGGTCCCAAGGCCTAGCTGGTCGTGAGAATGGGTCCGTCATAGTGCTCCTTATTTAAAGGAAAAGAAGTTGTGAGCTAGTATACCATCAGCAAAGTACATGTCATTTTCTTCAACATCTAGGTTTACCACAGAGATCCGGCTTGGAACAAACTCAATATTAAAGACCTCTACTTCTTCTTTATTTTGCCCTAGTAGGTAATCCCCAATTCTCATATCTGCCACCTGCATAAACTGCCATAGGCTGTCTCGTTTTACCAAGATCCAGTGCTCATGAGTAACTTTAATTTTGTTATTAATCTTGTAGTATCTACCGTAGGTTCCAGTGTTAAAACGGCTCACAATAGTAGTGGCGTTCTCAAAGTTCTCAGTTGTAGCAACAGACCATACCTCTTTAGGAGACCAAGCCTCTGGCGCATCTCCATTTGTAAGTGTTGGTATATTAAAGGTTTTAAGGGAGTCACCCAGCTTTAAATCCTCAATGTTCTTAAATGAGCCATCTGCCATTGTAATCTTTGTTCCAAAAGCAAAGCAAAAATCACCAAAGAACCCCCCAAAGTCATACTCATACACAGGCGCGGGTGCTTCTGCAACCGGCTGAGAAGGTGGAACAGTGGCCGGTGGCGCTGAGTAATCATCGTCTCTGTCATAAACCCCGTTTGGCACAGTCACTGGTGGGGTTGTGGTTGGTTCTGATGGGGTCGAATAATCAAAATTTATGGGCGGTATACTTACCGCTGGATTAGAGTTTGAGGACAGTGAGGTTGTAACCGGTGTTCCATTAGTTTCTGGAAGAAGATAAAGATTTGTAGTGCCATCTGGACTTGTTGTTGAGTACCAAACAAAATTCCCTTCAACAGGATCTGTATACCCGGCGCCATTAGGATCTCGGGTAAGTGTTCCCACAGGAGACTGAGTAGTGGTTACAGGATTGGTTGCAGTGATAGGGGCGTTAGTTGGATTAGAATTAGTTTGATTAGTGGTAGATGTATTGCCTGAACCACCACAACTTCTATTATTTGCCTCAATCATAGATCCAAAGCTAGTAAATGTTGGCTCAGCGCAAGTAATAAATGTTCCATCCGCGCACACTTTTCGTGTTCCCGTGTAGATACCTTGACGGCTATCTTCTCCATCACAGGTAGGAATAATGACCGTATAACTTACGCATGGGTTACTTGAACATCCAGCAGGTGGAGTAGCCGATTCGCAAACTAATTCTGGTATGTCATGACCCGTACCACTTTGTTGGTTTGTTACTGTTGTTCCACACGAGGAAATCATTACAGTATATGCTGCACTGTAGGTAGCGTAATTTGATGACGTTACCTGTGTTCCAGCACAACATCCTGTATAATAATGCGATGTTGGATTAGTAACTACCGCGCTATCGCCCGCAACTCTAGTAGGGCCGACTTGAGCTACATATCCTGGACAACGAATGTCATTGGTTACAGTTGTTGTAAATGCACTTGTAACACAGGGGATTGAAACCGTTGAAAGAAGAATACCATTACAGTCACGTATAGTTCTTGTTCTTGGCGCAACGCTAGTAATTGTGTAGCCGTAGTTAGCGCCTGAACAGCCAGACTGCGGTTGACCGGCTACGGGAGTTCCGCACGGTGTTTCGTACGTATCTGATGGGCATGGCGGCGGCTCCTCTGGTTCTACATATGTATTTTGACATGAAGCCTGTTGTGCGCCAACTAGCGCAGTCTGTTGTACGGTATTGCAGTAAACCTTGCGAGTTCCACGCGCTGTAGTACCTTCAATAACGTATGAAGTGAAAGAGGATTGATCTGAGCCCACAGCGGATGTAAAAACTGGCGCTTGAACATACGCAAAGTTTCTGCCATCTTGTGAAAGACAATCTGAGCTGTAGCAGTAGTAAGTTGTAGTAGGCGGATCTACAACAACAGAAGGAACAAAAGGAGTTATTACATTAGAAGGGTTACTGGGTAGGGAAGGACCATTAGCATTAACTGCAACAACTGTAAAAGCGTGAGGTGTACCGTTTGTTAAACCAGAAACAGTAATAGGAGAACCCGTGTTGTTAGCGCTTCCAGATGGGGAGCCAGTTGCAACATAAGATATAACTGCTTTTCCACCAGAGTTTAAAAGACTAAAAAGAACAAAACCTTGAGTATTACCCTCTGTTGCCACTCCTATAGTTGGCCTAAACGGTACAGTTGTAACTATTACCCCTGTTGATACTGTAGAAATTGGCCCCTCGATAGTTATGTTGTTAGTACCGGTAATTGTAAAAGTTGTATTTATGCCTGTTGGTAAATTTTGAACTCTAATAGGAGATGAATTGCCAGTTGCTACTCGTCCATTACTTGAAGTTACTTTATACGATATAGCCGTATTAACACCCGGCAGAGTAAACGCAACATCTACAGCTCCGTTATCAAACTCTCTGTTTAAGCCTACGTCAGTTACAGAGGTGATAGTTGGAGCGTTTGGTCCAATCTTAGTACCGTGAATAATACCTAAGACTGGCATGTTAAATCTTCAGATCGCCGACAAGAATCCAAGTGTTAGTAGCAATTTTTGTACAGGTTGCCATTGAATACTTGGTACGGAGTTTAAAGCCTGGTGTAGCGTAAAGCAGCACCGCGTTTGTTATTGGTATAAAAGTAACCGTTCCGTCCCCAAGTTGAACAAAGTGAAGCTGTGCTCCTATAGGAAAAGCATCTGTAGCGTTAAGGGGAATAGTGACACCGATAGCTGCGGCGTTATCTAAAGTAGTTAACCTACCGTTGTCTGATAAATCTATTGTGTAAGCATTAACTGTTTGAGTATTAATTCCAACATTAATTTGTGGAGATGATAAAACTTTGTTAGTTAGAGTTGCTCCGCCTGATTCAGTAACTGGTGCAATGTTAAGCCACTTAAGTCCAGTGGCTGTTGTGGAGTCAGTTACAAGGTAATATCCGTTTGCAGCAGTAGCAAGCTTTCCTAATGTTAGAGCTCCTGTGGCAACTGCAAGGTCACCTTTAGCGGTAAATACACTTGTCTTTGCATACCCTACTAGAGTTCCTGTGTTATCAACATAAGACACAGTAGATGACGCAGAGCCACCAGAAACAAAAGTTCCAGTAGCACCGCTAGTAATAACAAAGTTAGTTGGAGTTGCGTCAGTAATTGTTTGATCTGTTAGGTTATAACCACCTGGTGTAATACCTGTAGTTGTTACTTTTTGACCAATAACAAAGTTATTAGCGGCTGTAAAGGTAACTCCGCCGCCTGCTGCAACTACGTTGGTTACAGCTACTGTTTGCTGCCACTCTTGTAGGTTTGCGGTCTGACCCTGGAAGCTACGGATTGTAAAGCCTCTAGTTGTTGCGTTTGTAGGAATAATGACGTTACTGCCATCGGCTGTTTTCTTGATGTATTGTGAGTGGGTATCGGCAACGACACCGGCTTCTACGTTAGCAATACGAGATTTTATATTATCAAAATCTGTTTGTGTTGAGATGAATGTGCTGGCATTGGTTACAGTCGTAGATCTGGCAGGAAGAGTGCCCATGACAGTCTGCATAGCATTAACTTCATCTTGAAGAATATTTGGGTGTGAGGCGTCGATTAAGTCTACGACGTTTGACTTATTAACAAAGACTTTAACTTGGGACGGGAATGTGGCCACGACGATCCTTTCAATGCTGAGTACTAAGGTAGGGTAATTGGTGAAGTTTTTCCGCCTAAACGATTAGTTTTGAGACTCTCCGTTCGGACCTTTGCCGGGGTTCATGTACATTCCTATGCGTGGTCGCTCCTGTGTATTGAGAAATATGCGCCTAATTCCAAATCTGGAGTCACTTACTGTAACAGGTTTGATTACGGCGTTCTTAAACTCTTTCTTTTTACTCATGGAGAATACCTGTTCCATTGTCTAGCTTGTGTTTCTGTGCCGCGAATGGGTCTGTTGTTCTGTACGCGAGTAAGTCCGTCACGACCGGATCTTGTCTTACTAGCCTCTCTGGCAACAGCTTGAGCTCTGTCAGGGGCTACGTTCTCAAACATGCCTCTTTTTTTCTTAGGTTTTGCTGCCATTTTAAAAAATGCGCTCTGATTTAACCTTAATAGGTTCGCTAGGGGCATCATCGGCATCATAGGCATCATCTGCATACGGGCCTTTTTTAAAGTCTTTTACAACCCCCTCCGCCTCTGTCATTGCTTCATCTGAAAATTGACGACTACGAAGATTTGGGTCATCAAAATATCTACCATACTTTTGCGCTGCAACTTTTTCTTGTTTTTCTTTTGTAGCTTCAACGTCAAGTATACGCTCTCCGGCTTTATAGCGTTTCTTTGCTTCTCTTAGTCTGTAAGGGTTATGTTTATTTAACTCACCGGTCCTACGATCATAAACGCCTACAAATGATTGAGGTAGGTTTTTTCCGCCGAGAGCGGCTTTGACATCTGCACCTTTTGTGGTTGCAGCAAACTGCTTTGCATTAGCTACGGATTGGCTCATATTCCAAGTCTAAATGCTTTTGCTCGCACATTCTTGCTAAATCAGGAACCACAAACCGCTTAGAGCATAAAGCGCAGGTATAGCGCTTTATGCGTTCAGCGTCAGTTATTTCCCGCAGGTTGGGCACTTAGCTACTGGGGCTACTGCCTTAAACTTTGGACGACCAAAGCCAACGATTGAGATCATTTCTCCAGCCTTGTTCTTCTTGAAGCCGCGTAGCTTCTTGGAGACCTGTCCGCCATTTCTTTGGCTTCCCTTTTTATCTGGGCTGGTATTGCCTTCAACGCACCAGACAGTTCCATCGCCGTTGTCTTTAATAACAATTCCAACGTGCGAGATTCGATTGACATCATCTGAGGGGAAATCAAAATAGGCAATATCCCCTGGTTCTGGATCTGCAATATCTGCATCAATCCATGAGCCAGCTTTCTTGAAAGCCTGTGCACCACTTGGTGTGTAAACGGTATTAGGTACCTTTACACCAGCTTCGTTAGCACACCAGTTTACAAAAGAGCCGCACCATGGTTGGAAGTTAGCCTTTGCGTAAGCGCCGTACTTTGTCTCATTATCTTTTGGACCTTCAATAGTTCCAAGTTCGGCTTTTGCAACTTCAATAAGTCGAGCTGCTGTTCCTTGATCAGCCATTGGTCTTCTCCTCTTTATCCCAGTCAAGATCAACTGGTTGCTCATCTGGAACTTGTCCATCTGGCTTTCCTGAAGTTGGTGCAATAGTTACTGAAACACCTGATTGATTTGCTTCGACTTGAAGATCAGCAGCTGTTTTAGAATTTACATCAACTGCTGCAAATGCAGAATTAATCTCTGCGATATCAAGCTTGCCGTCATTCATAAAGCCACGTGCTAGCTTTTCTACGACTGCGGCAACTGCTGTAAGACCAGCAACTGTTATTGCGTTTACTGTTGAGATACCGGCAATAGCACCAGCACCAATTACTGAAAGACCGCTAGCAGCAAATGTTGCAACGATTCTCAGAATTATGTTTCCGAGTGATTTCATTCTTCATCCTTTGGGTTTCGTAGTGGATAGGTAACCGCCCACGCAAGTAGAGTTCCCATAATTGCGTACCCCACAATTGTCTTAGCAGAGCCATCTAGCACTACCCAAGCAATAAACATGCCAAGTAGTGTCCATAGCTGATCTACCATGTCTCTTAGTATTCTCACGGCTTACGTCTCCTATTCCCTTTCATATCTCCGGAAGCGCCACCGCCACCAGAACTTCCTCTTCCGCTACCTGTAGATCCACTTGTTGTGGTTCCAGCGGCAGCAGCCACTGCGTTCATAGCAGCACCTGTAGCAACAACGGTTGCAACAACCATTTCAGTTGCTTCTGTACGCTCTTCATCAGACATGTCGGCACCAATACTTCCAAGGGCTTGTAACGCCTCACCTGGATCACTAAATATTGCGCTAACTAACTCAGCTGGGCTTTCTAGTAAAACTAGAGCCGCAGCTACGTCTGCTGTAATTATAACTTCGTTACCGTTTTCATCCTGCCTAACCTCAACAGGTTGTTCTTTTGGTAGATCTTTAAACTCAATACCAGCAGCCTCTAAAGCTGAAGCGGGTACAGCATCTTCACCTTTAAACTGCTCAACAATGACATCAGCAACAAGGTCTTTTTGATCTTCAGTAAGTTCTTGACCTTGTGGCGCAAGAGCAGCAACAAGAGATGCAACTTCAGCGTTTGTAATAGTGCCGTCTTTACCTAAAGCATCGACTACCGCAT